TTGATTTACGCGAGTTATTTAAAGGGAAAAAGAGTAAAGTCATCCTGGTAGTATACGATTCAATTCTTATTGATTATTCAACTGAAGACGGAAAAGGATTTTTAAAGCAGATCAAAGATGTTTTGGAAAAGGACAGATATAGGGTGAAAGCACAAAAAGGCGATAACTACAACTTTTAGAAGAAATTATAGATATTTATTATGGCATACATTGAACTAACGCAAGACCAATTGAAGAATAAGTTATTTTGCACATTTTCTCCTAAAGACCGGCTGGATGACACCCTTAACTTGATACAGGGGGAATACTCTATCATGTACGGTAAGATTTTTGTGTTAGAGTCAATCGATTCAGAAGAGCTTCTCTGTACTTATAATATTGAGATTGAAGGTAGTACTACAAGAGTATTACCGAATACCATCCTACTACATAGAAAAAAAGAGACAAACACTCTTTACACTATTAATAGCCTTAATCTGCTTATTAAAACACTTAATGAAGGAGTTCTCGATACTTCCTTCCGGATTAATTGGCACGATTACAAGAACACAGTCCTCCTCTCGCAAGGAGATGAGCTTAAGAAGCTTTCCACAAAAATTCACAAAATAGTCAACATATAAGTTGATAATTTGTAAATTACTCCTTACATTCTTTTATTAACGTAATTTTTAAACTAAAAACTATAAGTTATGGGTATGGATTTAGGCGCAATCAAGTCTAAACTAAGTGCCTTGCAAAGCCAAAAGCAAGGCGGTCAAAAGAGAGATATGTCTCTCATTCTCTGGAAACCTACAGTAGGTAAGCATTCTGTGCGTATTGTACCTGCGTTGTGGGACAAGGCAAATCCTTTTAAGGAGATTTTAGTTCACTACGGTATCGGTAACCGTACTATGATTTCTCTCGTTAATTTCGGGGAGAAAGATCCAATCGTTGAGTTCGCCAAGCAGCTTGCATCAAGCGGGGACAAGGAAAATTGGATGATGTCTCGTAAGCTCGAACCAAAAATGCGCGTTTTCACACCTGTGATTGTTCGCGGGGAAGAAGAGAAGGGTGTTCGCCTTTGGGAATTCGGTAAGCAGATTTACGCTGAACTTTTAAGTCTTGCTGATGATCCGGATATCGGAGATTATACCGATGTTATTCAGGGTCGCGATATCACTATCGAAACTACTGGACCTGAAACTAACGGTACTTCCTTTAATCAATCCAAGGTACGTGTTCGTACCAAAACTACTCCTTTGTCCGAAGATGCAGCCGAGGTACAAAAGTGGTTAAATAATCAACCAGATGTATTTTCTATCTTTAAGAAGTACCCTTACGACGAAATGAAAGAAGCACTTCTTGGCTGGTTGAATCCAGAAGAGACTACTGACGAGCCTGCTCCTGCTACACCTAAACAAGAAGCTGCACCAGTTGAAAAGCCTGCTTCTCTTTCCCTAAATACTCCGAAGGCTAAACCAAGCATTGACGAGGAATTTGATGACCTATTTAAGTAATTAATTTATGGCTAAACTAGCTAAAGCCTCGTTAAACGAAAGTGTAGCGGGAGCTGTCAAGGGTACTTTTAACTTAGAGAAGTTTATTCAATCAAAAAACCTCTCAAGTACTTCGATAAAAATGAAAGAGCAGACTTGGATTCCTTTATCTAAGGCCTTTCAAGATTGCCTATCTATTCCAGGCATTCCAGTAGGACATATCACGCTACTTCGCGGACATTCTGATACCGGTAAGACTACTGCTCTCCTCGAGGCTGCAGTTAGCGCACAGAAGATCGGTTTTTTACCTGTATTCATTATTACTGAGATGAAGTGGAATTGGGAACACGCCAAGCAAATGGGACTCGTGTTCGAAGAAGTACCTAACGAAGAAGGCGAGGTTGCTGACTACAAAGGATTTTTTATCTATGTAGATAGAGAAAGACTTAATACTATTGAGGATGTAGCAGCATTTATCGCCGATCTTCTCGACGAACAGAAAAAAGGTAATCTTCCCTACAACCTATTATTCCTTTGGGATTCTGTAGGATCTATTCCTTGCCGTCTATCTGTTGAGTCAAACAAGAACAATAACGAGTGGAACGCAGGCGCAATGTCTCAACAGTTTGGTAACTTTATCAACCAGAAGATTGTTTTGTCCCGTAAGCAAAGTCAACCTTATACTAATACTATGCTTGCTGTAAATAAAATCTGGGTAGCTAAAGCAGAGAACATTATGGCCCAGCCTAAGATGAAGAACAAGGGCGGTGATACTATGTACTTCGATGCTTCCTTAATTATTACTTTCGGAAATGTAACTAATTCCGGAACTAATAAGATTAAAGCAACTAAGAATGGAAAGGATGTAGAGTTTGCAAAGCGTACTAAGGTTAGCTGCGATAAGAATCACGTTAACGATGTTACATCGACCGGACGGGTTATTATGACTGCACACGGGTTTATCGATGATACTAAGCAAGCAATCGATGCTTATAAGAAACAATACTCTAAAGACTGGTTAAAAACTCTCGGCTCAGTCGATTTTGATGTAGTAATTGAAACCGATGAAGACAACAAAGATGTATTTGATCCTACCGAGGAATAGTATATCTTTAAGAGTATGACGAGAATTAACATAGGTATTCCACCTAAGGAGTTAACTAATAAGCATTTAATTGCTGAACATAGAGAGTTAAAGCGCATACCAAACGTTGTAGCAAAGGGTAAATATAATCTCAAGAGCGTTCCTCAAGAGTTTACCCTGGGTAAAGGTCATGTATCATTTTTTTACGACAAGCTAGGATATTTAAAAGAGAGATACATTGACCTCTACAACGAATGTATATTTAGGGGATTTCAAGTACAGAGTTATTTAGCGTCATGGGACGGTGTACCGCAAGAGTTAATGAATAGTTATACTCCAACAGATAAGGATATTTGTATAATCCGTGAAAGGATAGCTGAAAGATTGGCTAATCCGATTGCAAAACAAAAAAAGAATGGATTACAGAAAGATGTTCGAGCAGATGGAGAAACAAGAGCCGGTAGACTTACATAAGAATAGTAGAGTTTTAATTGTCGATTCGCTAAATACCTTCTTACGCAGTTTTACAGCAATTAGTCACATAAATCCAAGCGGGGCGCACATTGGAGGTCTAGGCGGCTTTCTTAAATCTATAGGAGCAGCTATAAGACAGTTACAGCCTACTAGGGTTATTCTAGTCTTTGACGGCCAAGGAGGATCTACAAATAAAAGATACCTCTACCCCGAGTATAAAGCAAATCGGCATATAACTAAAATCTCAAACTGGGATGCATTCGACAACCAAGAAGAAGAATCTGAATCAATAACTGCACAAATTGTACGTCTAGTTGATTATCTCAAGTGTCTCCCTGTTGATTTAGTTATTATAGATAAAATAGAAGCCGACGACGTTATAGGGTATCTTGCAGGGCAATTTACCGAGAAGGTATTTGTATTATCAACCGATCAAGACTATTTACAGCTTGTTAACGACAACGTTTTCGTTTTTTCTCCAATCAAGAAAATCATTTACGATCCCGCAACAGTTATCGAGGAGTACGGAATACCTGCCCATAATTTTCTAACCCATAAAGTTATAGTAGGTGATAAGGGAGATAACGTACCTGGTGTTAGAGGTATTGCAGCTAAAACCTTAATCAAATTATTTCCTGCTATTACGTCGAGTGAGGAATTTACTTTAGAGAAACTACTAAATGAATGCGTAGGGAAGGATAAAAAGTATGCCGATGTTTATAATTTTCGCAATCAGTTAGAGATCAATAGGAAATTAATGGATATTCAAAATCCAAACATTCCTGAAACGGATAAAGAGGTATTAAATCATATTATAGCCAATCACAATAACGAGTTTAATCCTGAGAGCTTCGTTAAGCTATACAACGAAGACCAGTTAGGTAAGACAATGCCAAGTCCACATTTATGGTTGAGTGAAATATTTTCAAAATTAGCTAAGTTCGAGTTGAAAAAATAAAGAAAGGTTCTTATATTATCATATGGGAGTATTAAATCAGTTACAGCAGTATGGAGTAAGCTTTCAAATAAAAGTTTTATCAAGCCTACTTAAGCATAGAGAATTTTTACAAAGTATTTATGATATACTAGAAGAAGATTACTTTGATAATCCAGCACATAAATGGATTGTTGAAGAGATACTGAAGTACCACTACAAATACCATACTACACCTACCCTCGACGTACTCCAAGTAGAGGTGAAGAAAATTGAAAACGAGGTATTAAAAGTATCGGTAATTGAGCAGTTAAAAGAAGCCTATAAAGCATCTAACGAAGATAGAGACTTTGTTGAGCAGGAGTTTTCTAACTTCTGTAAAAATCAGCAATTAAAGAAAGCGTTACTATCTTCTGTCGAGCTACTTGAAAAAGGTCAGTACGATGATATTCGTTACCTAATTGATACTGCACTAAAAGCAGGCCAAGATAAAAATATCGGTCACGAGTATGAAAAGGATGCCGAGACTCGTTATAGAATGGAAGAAAGAGCTCCACAGCCTACACCTTGGGAACATATTAACGAACTACTGCAAGGAGGTTTAGGTTCAGGTGATTTAGGTATTATCTTCGGGAATCCAGGCGGCGGTAAGAGCTGGATGCTCGTTGCATTAGGTGCAATGATTGTATCAGGCGGCGGTACTGTAGCTCATTACACCCTTGAACTATCAGAAACGTATATGGGTAAGAGATACGATTCTATTTTTACCGGTATTAGAATTCAAGATCTAGGTAAGCATAGAAAAGAGGTAGATGAAGCAGTGAGTAAATTACCTGGTAAGCTTATTATCAAAGAATTTTCAATGGGTAAAGCATCTATATCAACTATTGAGAGTCATATACAGAAGATTACCGATCTCGGACATAGACCAGATCTTATTATTATCGACTATGTTGATCTTCTTAAATCTAAGAGAAAATCTATTGACAGAAAAGATGAGATAGATGATATTTATGTCTCCACCAAGGCCCTGGCCCGTGATCTCAAGATACCAATTTGGACTGTATCACAGGTAAATAGAGCAGGTGCAAAGGACGATGTTATCGAAGGAGATAAAGCAGCCGGATCTTACAATAAGATTATGATTGCTGACTTTGCGATGTCGTTGTCTAGAAAGAGGTTAGATAAAGTTAACGGTACTGGTAGAGCACATATTATGAAAAACCGTTATGGCGGTGATGGTATGACTTACCCTGTGAAAATCAATACCGAAAACGGTAATATTGAAATAACAGCACGCGAAATGGGTGAGGATGAATTCGTTCAAGAAGGAGCTCCGATACCCGGAAAGCCGGTAACTGGTTTCAGTGCAGAAGAGAAAAATTTTCTACAACAAAGGTTTTTTGAATTAGGGAAATAAGCTATTTATTACTACAAAAGTTATCAGATATGAGCATAGCGGAATTATACGTCGAAAAAAGAACTCCATTTGCACCTCCGGTGAATCAATCTACTTACGAGCAGTTCGTATTTAATATGGAGAGCAATGGTACTAACGACCTAGTTGAAAGAGACATGGTTGACCCTACTTTCCGCCCCCCGCAAGCTTCAGATAGCTATCTAGCCCAAAAATTCCAAAGCGGGCTAAATTCGAATTTAAGCCAGTAATTGAGTAATTTGTTATGATCTCAACGGCATCGTAAGATCGCCGAACAAAAAACCTATCTTTAAACTATTAAAAAACATTAAGAGACATGGACATCTCCCAGAGCATCCTAAGTGATATTACAGTGTATATGAAATACGCAAAATTCAACCCAGACTTAAATAGAAGAGAATCTTGGGATGAGTTAGTTGATAGAAATAAAGAAATGCACATAAAGAAATTCCCTCATTTAAAAGATGAGATTGAGGATGCTTATACGTTTGTCTATGATAAAAAAGCTTTACCTTCTATGCGTTCTATGCAGTTTGCCGGTAAGCCCATTGAGATTAGTCCTAACCGTATATATAATTGCGCTTACTTACCTATAGACGATTGGAGAGCTTTCGGTGAGACTATGTTCTTGTTACTTGGAGGAACTGGGGTAGGTTATTCAGTGCAGAAACACCACGTTGATCAATTACCTGAAATCAGAAAACCTGATCCAAAGAAAAATCGTCGTTTTCTCATCGGGGATAGTATTGAAGGATGGGCCGATGCGGTAAAGGTACTCGTACGCTCTTATTTTGAAGGAGGATCCACTCCAGTATTTGATTTTTCAGATATTCGTCCTAAAGGTGCTCAACTAATTACTTCAGGCGGTAAAGCACCCGGCCCCCAGCCCCTTAAGGAGTGTTTACTAAAGATTCAAGGAGTATTAGATAGTAAGGAAAACAACGATAAATTAAAACCAATTGAGGTTCACGACATTGTATGTCATATTGCAGATGCAGTATTAACCGGAGGTATTCGTAGGGCTGCTTTAATTAGCCTATTTAGCGCCGATGACGAAGATATGATTGCTGCTAAGTCGGGTCCATGGTGGGAACGTAATCCTCAAAGAGGTAGAGCTAATAACTCTGCCGTTCTACTTCGCAGCAAGGCAACAGAGGAGTTCTTTATGAATCTCTGGGAGAAAATTAAAGCATCAGGTGCAGGCGAACCAGGTATCTATTTCAATAATGATAAAGACTGGGGAACTAATCCATGCTGTGAAATCGCATTACGTCCTTATCAGTTCTGTAACCTGTGCGAGGTAAACGTATCAGACGTTGACGATCAAGAAGACTTAAATCAAAGAGTTAAGGCAGCTACATTTATCGGTACCTTGCAAGCATCGTATACCAACTTCCACTACCTACGCCCTGTATGGCAACGTACTACCGAAAAGGATGCCTTAATCGGCGTGGGTATGACAGGTATCGGATCAGGTGCAGCTCAAAAACTAGATCTCAAGCAAGCAGCCCAAATTGTGAAGGAGGAGAATGAAAGAGTAGCTAAGCTAATCGGTATTAATCCTGCAGCAAGATGTACTACTATTAAACCATCTGGTACTTCATCTCTGACTTTAGGTACATCAAGCGGTATTCATGCATGGCATAACGATTATTACATCCGCAGAATCCGGGTAGGTAAGAACGAAGCAATCTATACTCATTTATCGATTCATCATCCTGAACTTGTTGAAGACGAATACTTCCGTCCACACGATACTGCTGTTATTTCAGTACCGCAGAAAGCACCAGAAGGATCTATTTTACGTCACGAATCTGCTTTACAGCTTCTAGAAAGAGTGAAGTTCTTTTATCAGAATTGGATCAAACCTGGACATAGAACAGGTCAAAACACTCACAATATATCAGCTACAGTTTCTATTAAAGATGCAGAATGGGAAGAAGTAGGTAAGTGGATGTGGGAAAATCGTAAGTTCTACAACGGACTTTCTGTACTTCCTTTTTCAGAACACACCTATAAACAAGCTCCTTTTGAGGATTGTACTGAAGAGCAATATGAAGAACTCATGAAAAGTCTTACTAATGTAGACCTCTCACAAGTAGTTGAATTTGTTGATAGTACGAATTTAATGGGAGAAGTAGCTTGTGCTGGTGGAGCTTGCGAAGTAGTTTAGTTGCTTTCCATAGTTGCTGATATTTATTAACGTGAATTTACTAGATTTATTCCGGAAAAGTAGATTAAGGACTCCTACCGCAAACGGTAACAGGCCGTCCACTACTTATGAAGATAGTGTTGTAAAAGCTCGCAATGTACGATTTCCTCCAAATATATCTCCAGGAGCGAATTTTGATCAATATGTGAGATATGAAGAGACAGGTGCCGTACCAGGATCGCCAGCTCCGGTTCAAGTAACGTATTACATGGTTGCAGAGAATGATGATTTTCTAATAACTGAAAACGATAATAATTTAATAATTGATCAAGAAATTGTTTAATTAAATGGCAAACGTAAAAATATCCCAACTCCCTGCAGTCACTTCCGTAACCGGAACTGATGTATTTCCTGTAGTAGCAACCACTACAACCTCTAAATTAACTATTACAGGACTTGCAAATTCACTATCGCAAGTTACTTCCTCTATCAGTTCATCAGTAGCAGTATCTGCTTCTTATGCATTAAGCAGTTCATTCGCATTATCTGCATCTTGGGCGCCAGGTGCAGCTGCAGTAGTACTTGCAGTTTCAAGCAGTGGTTCTTCAATATATTCTGTAAATCCCGGTACATCTAATTTCGGATTAACAGAAAGTATTTTCTTAGGTACTAATGCCGGCGGCGGATCGCCTACTGCCAATTACTCTGTCTTTATAGGAAACGAAGCCGGTTCCGGATCGACAGATGGAGCTGCTTCAAATTTTATCGGATCTAGTGCAGGTAAACAAGCAACTAATATTAATAGCACTGTAGCAATCGGAATTGCAGCAGGACAGCAATCTAACTTAGCTAATGAATCTGTATACATTGGATCCTATGCAGGATATCAGACAACAGGAAATAGCTATAGTACGCTTATAGGTAAGTATGCCGGACAAAACTCAAGCGCAGATTATTCAAACTTTTTAGGATATCAAGCCGGCGAATCTACTGCTGCTAACTATTCTAACTTTTTAGGTATAAACGCCGGACAAGTAGCAACTAACGCTATTAACTCTAACTTCTTAGGCGAGAACGCTGGTCAAAGTGCAACTAATGCTAACAATTCTAACTTCCTGGGCAGAAATGCCGGTAATGGTGCTACTAGTGCAAACAACTCTAACTTCTTCGGTTCAGGATCTGGTCGTGGCGCAACTCTTGCATCTAATTCAAACTTTTTCGGTCTCGGTGCAGGTCAAAACGCCAACGGGGCATTTAATTCTAACTTCTTAGGAGAAGGAGCAGGAAAGTTAGCAACTAGTGCAGGCAATTCTAACTTTTTAGGAGAGTTTGCTGGCGAAACTGCAACAAATGCTAAAAATTCAAACTTCATAGGTACCTATGCCGGCTACCAAGCAACTAATGCTAGTAGCTCTAACTTCATAGGTGAACTAGCCGGATGGCAGGCTAATCTATCTCACCAATCTAATTTTATCGGTACGACAGCTGGATATGGAGCAAACAATGCTAGCGGTTCTAACTTTATCGGAAACCAAACAGGACAGAATGCCGATAATGCATTTTATGCTAACTTCATTGGATTTAAAGCCGGATACTATGCTACAAATGCTAAGCATTCGAACTTTATAGGTACTGAAGCAGGATCTCCATCTTCAGCATATTCAACATTTATCGGTTTCCAAGCAGGATATCCTGTAAGCTCTGGCCCTGATGATAACAATATTATTATCGGTACAAATATCACACTACCTGACAGTACGGTAAATTCAATCAATTTAGGTGGAGTTATCTTTGCAACTGGATCTTATTCTGATGTAAATAGCGCAGTATTCGCAGGAGCAATGACTACTGCAAGAGTAGGTATTAATAAAGTAAGTCCTGTTTATACTCTAGACGTAAGCGGTAGTGGTAACTATGCAAACGGATTAACAGTAACCGGCTCGTTCATGGTAACTGGAAGCTTTGTAGTACCTGCCGAAGCGACCGCTAATCCTGCAACAGGTAGTATGTATGTAAATGCCGCCGCAAACCAGTTGTGGGTATTTACAGGAAATAGTGCAACCGGATGGGTAACCGCAAGCCTAGGTATCTAAAAAAAAACAAACGGTTTTGAAAAAGAAGTATAAAGAAGGTATACACTACTATACAGAAGGAGAAAGAGTCGTATTCACGGCTCTTTTTCATTTAGAGAGAGGTCAATGCTGCGGGTCAGGATGCAGACACTGTCCTTATGAACCTAAGCATAAAAAAGGCGGCATTTTAGTAGAGAAAAAATTTGCTAAGATAAAAAAAAGTTCTTAAATTATTTTAAATAGACGTTATGAGTGTATTTCGATCAACTAAGCTATTTGACGGGTATAGTTGTGTATTCCGTCAATGGAAAGCAGAAGGCACACATTGCCGATTTCTTCACGGGTACGGAGTATCATTTAGAGTATGGTTTGAAGGTGACTTAGACCATCGTAATTGGGTCTGGGACTTTGGAGGTATGAAACGTGCTAAAGGTACTATTGACGGTATGAATCCTAAAGCCTGGATGGATTATATGTTTGACCATACAACTGTTGTAGCAGAAGATGATCCGTACCGCTCTTATTTTCATAATATGTACGAAGAAGGGATAGTTCAACTAAGAGTACTTCCTGCAGTCGGAGCTGAACAGTTTGCTAAATTCATTTTCGAAAAATTAAATACATTCGTTCAGGAGGAAACTGAAGGTAGAGTTAAGGTAGTAAGAGTTGAATTTATGGAAAATAACAAAAACTCAGCTACGTATGAAGAGTAAGAAAAAAGCTCAACGCAAAAAGCTTATTGAACAGCAACCTCCTCCGTACAGTGAAGGACATTGGGAAGAAGCTATCTTAGAGAATAATAGCTACTATGATATTGATATCCTAAACAAAGCTAACGCACCTATCTTCCGTAAAATAGAAGAATGGGAAAAGAAGTATGAAGACGCTTCTAGCTGGTTAGGTAAATGGTACTGCCAGACCCAGATAGATAAGTGGAAAAAGAAACTACACCACTACAAATAAAAAATATGTTTGAATCAGTTATGCACGCCCTCGGTCTTTGCGGAGACCAGCACCCAACTATTTTAGGTATTTTGTTGGAATATCCACAAATTAATCATATATTCAATTACATAAAAACATGGAGGTTATAACCTATGAAGTGCATTAAAAATGTTAAGACTGGTGATATCCAGCGAGTAGACGATCGTCAAGCCGATGCTAAGGTCGGGAGTACTTGGAAGTTTATTCCTAAGTCTGAATGGAAGGCAGCTACGCGTAAACCTAAACCCGAGGTATTAGAGGCTGTTGAAGAAACTATTTCTGAAAAACAATTAAAGCGTAAAAAGAATGTCAAAGATAGATCCAAATAAGTTATTAATTAGTAGCGATTTTTATTCGGTCCAAGGCGAAGGTATAAGCAGCGGAGTACCCTCTTATTTCGTCCGCCTAGGTATCTGTAACCTAACGTGCGGTATGTCTCGTAGGTTTGCTAATGAACTAGCAAAAGAGCAGAAGTTAGAAGATGGGGAAATATTTGAGGGGGACCTAGTTAAAGAAGGTAAAGCCACTTGGACTTGTGACAGTACAAGCCAATGGTTATGGAGAGGTGAAGATAAAGAATTTCAATATCTAATTGATAGATGGAAAGAGCAAGGCATTTACGAAGATATCAAAAACGGTGACATCCATATTATTTGGACTGGTGGTGAACCAACAATTAAAGGGCATCAAGAGGCTATTGTTAATTTCTTTAAATATTGGAATTTAAATGGAGATTACAGCTGGCAAGTTTATAATGAAATTGAAACTAATGGTACTGTAGTAATTGAAGATGATTTATTTAGTTACTTAAACCAAATCAACTGCTCACCTAAATTAGCTAACTCAGGTATGTCAGTTAAACAACGTATTGTACCCGATGCTATTAAACGTATAATGCAACATGGAAACTATCAATTTAAGTTTGTTATCTCGACTGAAGAAGATGTACAGGAATTATTCCGCGACTTTGTCGTACCATTTAGCATACCTCTTAAAAATGTAGTGTGTATGCCTGGCTTAGATGATCAAGATGATTTCCACGAGCGCACTAACTTTGTTTTAGAAATGGCAAAAAAATATAAATTCCGTGGATTGACTCGTTTACATATTTCAGCTTGGAATAAAACATTAAATGTATAGTATGCCTACTTACAAAATTAAAGGTGAAAGAACTCTTGTAGAGGCTTGGACCTATTTGGTAAGAGCTAAGGATGAAGATGAGGCGTTAGAAATGGTGCAAGATTGCCCTGACGGTGAATGTGAAGGTATCGTACGCCTTCAAGACGATCAATGCTATCAAGACGAGACTGAGTTTGAGGTGATTGAAAAAGTAAAAGAACCTAAAACCAAGAAAAAACGTAAATCATGAGTACAGAAAAATCAATCTGGACCTGCAAGTTTTGCGGTAAGGATACTTCTGAGGTTGAGTACGATTACCTCTCAGGGTATGATCACCTGGGCTGTGCATTACAGAATGATATGAAATCTGATGAAATGGATTGCTGCGTTTTATGTGGGGTACAGACTCCATATGCAAAATCCGTACATATCGATTATAGACGCGGGTATATTGAAGGAGCTGGACAGCTATGTCAGTCATGCTACGATCGAGGTACTGAACGCAGACAGATTCTTATACCTGCAGAAATAATTTATAATACCCCTAACGATTCTGAATTAGGTGCTAAGGTAAGAAAATTATATTGGGAGGTTACAAACTAGACATGGAAGTACTTGTTACAGGAGGATGCGGGTTTATAGGTTATGCTTTAACTAAAGAATTGTTACTTAGAGGATATAATGTTGATGTTATTGATAATTTAAGTATTGGCGACGAAGCAAAAATACCTGAAGGATGTAATTTTTTAGGTGGGGATATCAGAGGTATGGGTAATATAGACGATAGACCGTATGATATAATATTTCATCTTGCAGCTTTGAGTAGAATACAACCATCTTTCAAAAGCCCATATACAACATTTTCAGTTAATTTAGATGGAACTAAAGAAGTTGTTAGGTATGCGAAAAGAAACAAATCAAAATTAATATATTCAGGATCATCGTCTCGTCATCACAATCCAATATTATCACCATATGCAATGACTAAACATATGGGAGAGGAATGGATTAAAATGGAAAGAGAAGTATTTGGATTGAATGCTGAAATAGTTAGATTCTATAATGTATACGGACCAGGTGAATTAGTAGATTCAGATATGGCAGCAGTTATTGGAGTATGGAGAGCGCAAATTAGAAAGAATTATCCTATAACAATTACAGGCGATGGAGAACAGCGCCGTGATTTTACTTATGTAGATGATATTATAAATGGATTGATTAGAATAGCTGAATCAAACGAAAAGCATGAAGATGCCTGGGAACTTGGTACAGGTAAAAATTATTCGATTAATGAGGTAGCAGATATGTTTATTAAAAAGTTTAGATGTGTGAAAGTCTACATGTCTGAGCAAAAAGGAAACTACCGCGAAACAATCAGAGTTAACAACGATGCTGTTGAGAGACTAGGATGGCAACCTAAAGATCGTTTGAAAGAATACATAAATTCGTTATATGAAAAAGACAACCGCTGAAAACTTCTACGAAGCAATCAAGCACGTTGGAGCAGGGAGCCTGTATTATTTAACTCGCAAAAAAGATTCCGAAACGGAATTTATTTTTGAGCCCTTGGTTATTGATACTAAGGACAGGGAGCTTACTATTAAAATTCTGCAAAGGGCTATGGAACGTTCTGATTTTATAGCCTTTCCTGGAACACCAGAAGCTTATGAATTTATGCGCGGAAATGTTGAAGATGTGACTGAAAAGTAATATATTAAGTAATGACAATAACATTAACACAAGAACATCTTTATATAGGTGTAATAGTCCTCTTGATTATTTTACAGGTAGTTCAATGGGTAACTATAAAAAAACTACAGAACGAATGTGATAGAATTTGGGAACAGTTAGGTACTTTAGTATCTGGTGTTACTAACCAAATAATTTCTATTCAGAAGGATCTCGGTAGTAAAGAAGATAAAAAATAGAGGTTGGGTATATTTATTAGTATAAGCAATATACCCCATGAAAAAATGTACAAGCTGTAAGGTAGAAAAGCCTTTATCTGAGTTTTACGAAAGACTCAATGCTGAAGGGATTAATGTAAAAACTTCAAGATGTAAGCACTGTATCAAAGAAAGAACTAAATCTTGGAGGAAAGCAGAAGGCAAAGAAAAGTGGCAAGAATACGATAAAAGAAGGGTTAACTCTAATAGAGAATTTTTACAAGAAGAGAGGAGTAAGGGCTGTTATAAATGTGGAGATACTAGACATTATGTTATAGATTTTCATCATTTAGATCCAACAGAGAAAGTATTGACAGTAGGAGCTACTAATAGATGGACTAGAACTCAATTAGAAAAAGAGATAAAGAAATGTATTAGGCTGTGTAGAAACTGTCATGCAGAGTTGCATTTTTTAGAAAAAAGTACTAATTTTAAAATACAAGACTGGTTATCTGAAGCTAATCAGCATAAAAAATAATACTGCTTCAAAACTATTTTAATTTTTTAACATGAAAAAGCAAGTTGTGCTTTCGCTTAGTGGCGGGATGGATTCTTCGTCATTACTTCTTCATTTGTTAGCCAACGGCTATGAAGTAACTGCCCTCTCATTCGATTACGGTCAAAAACACCGTATAGAATTGGAGCGCGCTACATCATTAGTTGAGTACATTAATCACGTAGGAGCTGCGCAAAGTAAAGCATCAGCACCAAGCGTTATACCTCCTATAAAACATCAAATCATTAAGTTAGATGGTTTACAACAATTACTAAACTCAGCTCTAGTAACTGGCGGTAAAGATGTACCGGAAGGTCACTACCAACAAGAGAACATGAAAGAGACAGTAGTCCCTAACCGGAATAAGATTTTTAGTTCAATTATACAGGCAGTAGCTTTATCTATCGCTACCAGGCCAATAACTGATGATTGCACTGTAGGACAGAATGTTATGATTGCACTAGGTGTGCATGCGGGCGACCACGATATCTATCCTGATTGTCGTCAAGAATTTAGAGATGCTGATATGGAGGCCTTTAGAATTGGTAATTGGGATTCAGAGTTAGTTAGCTTCTATACTCCTTATCTTGAAATGAATAAGTACGATATTCTAGTAGACGGTGAAGACTGTTGTGAAGAGTTAGGCTTAGACTTTAACGAGGTATATAAGCGTACTAATACCTCATATAAGCCAATTAAGCATTACTACCGTCCAGAGACTTATGCATTCAAGTGGTATTCTGATTATAAATCAGCTGCATCAGTAGAACGTATAGAAGCATTCATTAAGTTAGATCGTCCCGACCCAGTTGAGTATGCTGATAAAACTGGACCTGTTAGCTGGGAAGTAGCTAGAGCGCATGTTGAGCAAGTATTAGCAGAACATAAAAAAGCAAACATATGACAAAAATAAGTCACGAAATACCTAAACAGTTATTTCCTTATCACGACTTAATTAGTGACTACCC